TTGAAATCTCAACTTCTTCAGCAAGTTTATTGAATTTTTCTTTTTGAGTATCTGTTAGTGAACTAGCAGCCTCGTCAATGATGTCTTGTTTTACCAATTCGCCATTTGACTTATTTAATTCAACATTCTTTTCAATCTGTTCGTTAAGTTTTTTCTCTAAGTCTTCAATTTTAGAAGCTTGATCTTCGAGCACATCATATTTTTCATCTGGAACATCAATATAGTGATCTTCAAATAATTTTTTCAAACCACTAATAAAGTCCTCAGCAATTTCTCCCTTAATGCCTCTCTCAACAGCAAGAGTGTTTTCTTTCATCCATTCTTCTACTACGTAAGATAGATAAGAGTCAACTTTCTCTACTAATTCAGATTTAGCATTTTCGGATTCTTCTTTAAGCTTTTGTTCATAGCTTGCGTTCATCTTTTTCTTCATTTCTGAAACTTTTGATTTCAGAGCAGCTTCAAAGATTGTAGCAGCTTTTGATTTAAATTCTTCAGAAAGACTTTCGTCAGCAGTTAAAGCCTCAACATCAGCAGAAACATCAATTGTTTCTTCTTCTTCGTTTACTACTTCTTCTTCTTTAACTTCGTCTTCTTTGATTTCTTCAGAACTCTCATCTTTAGCTTCAACAGTTTCTTCTTCCTCTTTTAGTTTTGGCATTGCGTCAGCACTACCTTGACTTTTTTGTTGAGGATCGCCAGAAACTTGTTGTACTTTTTTCGTTGCGTCTGGATTACTGTCTGTAGGTTTAACTACAGGTGCGCCTAAATCTTCAGCATCATTTTTTAGATGAGTAGGTTCAGCCGCTACAGCATTTTTCTTAGGAGCATCTGTCATAGTGTTAGCAGCGTTTGCTTCGCTAACTTCTTTAACAGCTTCCTGTTCCAACGCCTCGATGTTTTTTTCTGTTTCGGCCATTAGAAATCTCCTTTAAAATAACTAGTTATTTCTTTTTTAATTTAATAATATTTATAAAATTAAAGTTTTTTAAGGAAGGATTCAAAGACTTTTAACTTAGTTTCTTCTAAAGCTCTTTGTTTCGCATCCCTCACTTGTTGCTTCCAGGCTTCAATGTCTTTCTCAATAAGAACGCCATTTTCCCAAACCCACTCCCTCGATTCCATAATACCTTCAACGAAAGCGTCTGGAGCCGATGGATCAGCAACTATATCAGCGGCAGTAGCCAAGTAAAAGTCATCTTTTACATAGTTAGCGCCGTTTCTTTGAATTAATGAACCCATACCACGTGATGATACACCCAATTGAGCGCCTTCATCAATAAGACCTTTTACAATCTTACCGTATGGTGTGTCCATTATCTTCGCTTCACCAATAAAATTGTTACCGTCTGGCGATAACTTAGTAATCATATGTGATACTCTTTCTAAGTTAACAGTTGGACCATCTGGATGACCTAACTCGCCAAAAGCACGTTTTTTATTGATAAACTCTCTATTGTATCTTGTCACTTCGTTTTCCAATATATCTCTTGGATAAACTCTTCCATTTCTATTTTTTACATTTGACTGTAAAAAGATACCTTTAATCTTATAATTTTTCTTACCGTTAGTTTCTTCAACTAGGTATTCTGCGTTTGATACTTCTTCGGAAATAAGTTTCATAATTCTCTCTCTTTTTCGTACTAACTATTTATATGTTTTTTTATCTGAACTCTATGATTAATGTATAATTATCACCATTTAAAAAGCTTTTTGTTGATAATAAAACATCTCCTGTAGGTGTAATAGCGTTGTTTGGTATTTCATTTCCAGAAGGTCTAAAGTCAAAATGCCCTTGTCCTGATAGAAATAAAGCAGTCGCATTTGTAGCACCATCCCACAGTAATTCAACACCTGCTTTTGAATTAGATGTATTTACTGAAAACCAAATTTTACTAATTTTTCTATTGCCATCGGTAGTCATAAAAGTAGTTGTTGAAGCATCTACTTTTTTAACCAATGCCTCACCTGTACCATCAGAATAGTTTGTTAATTTTGTGACAAACTTAACACCTGATGTATCAGCAATTGTTTGTGTTGTTACTATATCAGCCATTTGTATAACCCGTTTCTTTGTGTGTTTCTATAACTAAATTATATTTTGTTATAGACGAATCACTATTTAATAAAATATCTCCTATTGCGTCTTTAATTTTTTCTTCACTTGGTTTTAATCCATAATTGCCACGACCACTTAATATTACTTTTTTACTTGTATCATTCTTAAAAAAGACAGTCACACTGCCTGTACCTAAAATTTCATATTCTATATTTGCTATAGAAACTTTAGGTTCACTTGAAGCATTATTTGATCCTACAACATCAACTAGTGTTTGATTTGTTTCACTACCTATTCCATTAGCGTTAACAATAATTTTAAAATTATCATCTACTAATTTTGTTGTAGTAATTGTCATTAACTTCTTGGCGAACCTACAGCAGTTGCGTGACCATCAGCGATAGTAACTAAGTCTTCAGGTGCCTTTTCAATAATAACTGTATCTCCAGCAGCGTGTAAATAAACTTGACCGACAACTGTACTATCTGAACCTTTTACAGTTACAGTTTGAGTAGCTCCAGTAGCAGTAATTCTGACAAATTGAGCTCTATCAATATTGTCATCTGACGGATTATTTACGACACTTCCTTTTACAATAAATGTTTGTGCCATTTGTTATTCTCCTAATTGTTCTTCTAACTCTCTATCAAAGTATTCTTCAATAGACTTTTTATTAATATTATGAAATTCTGCTACTTTTTCCATAGCTCTTTCAAATTTAGTTACAATATAACCTGACTCTTTTTCTACTAATTTATAAACATCATTGATAGCTTCTTTCATTACAGGCGTCAATTCTTTATATGCCTTTGAATTAAAAGTATCTGTTTTTAAATTACTTATTGTCGTCATTTGTCAAATCTATTTCTGCTTGTCCATCTTTAGCATTTGTAGTTGCTGATACAGAACCATCCTGATTAAATGTTCCTGGCTCAGCAATTTCTGGCTTAGGATCACTATGAGGTTGTGCCTCAGGATTTAAAGTTTCTTGTCCTGGTGTTTGTGTTTCATCATATCCATTAAACAAAGAACCAGCTAATTCTTTTCTTCTTGTATCTAAAGCATCACCTACTTTTGCTCTTAAAGCATCTTTAAATGCTTCTCCAGCATCAGCATTGTCGCCATCAGCTAACTTGTCAATAAAGTTTTTTACTTCTTCACTCATTATTCATCTCCTATTGTCTGTGTTTCGGGTGAAGATATAATACCATCATCAATTTCTTTTTTGATTTGTTTATCCATATCTTCAATTTCTTTATCAGATTGTTTAAGTATATTTTTTCTAACATACTCGACACTGAAAAACTTACCAATGAAATCTCTAACATCATTAGCAAGTGCTATTCTTTCTCTTAACATTTCACTTTCTTTTAATTCAGCAAAATGTCCGTCTTGTAAGAAATCATATTTTACATAATCTCTAATCGTATGCCATTCTTCTTCAGCAATAATACCTTTTAATACTAATTGTGTTCTTAATAAGTCACTAAAGAGTTCTGTAAACTTCTTTCTTAATCTTTGTACAAACTTAGTAAATTTAAGTTCATCTCTTGTAATTTCAGTTGATCGACCCATATTGAAACCTGTAGAGGCTTCTAATCGACTTACCGGTACATTTAAAGAACGATATAGTTTCTTTTGGAAATATTCTATATCTGTAATTTCTCCAAGGTTAGCACCACCAGGCAAAGTTGAAATATCAGTGCCTCTTCCACCCTCTCTACTTGGTAACCAAAAGTCTTCCAACATTGACATATAATTTCTGTCATCTCGTATTTCTCCTGTTGAAGCGTCATAAACAAGTTTGTTTCTGTATCTTGCCATAACGTCACGTAAGTATTGTTCAGCTTTTACTTTAGGTAAATTACCTACGTCAATTTTAAATATTCTTCTTTCAGGTGCTCTAGCAATTCTGTAAATTACAGCAGCATCTTCAATCATTCTTAATTGATTAACTGGTTTAATTGCTTTATGTAAATATGATAAAACTATGTTTTTGTTTTGGTCAATTAATCCTGACGGACAAAAAGCAATTGTGTCTGGAGCAATTTTAATACCGCCACCAGTTGTTTGTCCAGCAACACCTTTTTCATTAAACATATAATATTCAACATATTCATCTACAACAGATAACATATTTGGACCAGCACCATCTGGTCTTCTTTTTCTTACTTCTCTAATCTTTTTGATTTTACGTGGGTCGATATATTTTAATTCAGTTATACCACTTTTTGTATCATTTCTATCAATAATTTTTTGATAGTAAATTCTTCCGTCTGTATACCATCTTCTAAAGATGTCGTGTCCCTTTGTATTAAAGTTCATCAACTCTAATATGGTTTCAAACTCGTCTTCTATTTTTCTTCTTACTTCTTTACCGTAAGGTAAATTATCTAATAATAATCTTACTGGTTGTTTGTTTTCGTTTGCTACAATAGCTTCGTTAACAATATCTTCAATTGCCATATCACATTCTGGATGTAAGGCAATTTCTCTATATCGTCTAATTAGATCCGCTTCACTTTTAGCCGTACCTTCCATATCGAGGTACGAACCAAAATAACCGCCAGCGGCGACGGTTTGTGTACCGTCATCCGCTTGCGTTGTTGTAAAGCTTTGTTTTGGATCTGATTGTTTTCTTGCTCTTGTAATCGAAAACCCAAATAATTCAGCCATAATTTAATACTCCTGTACTACTACTTATACTAAAATTAAGTAGTTGTTCTCGCTTCAAAATATTGATATTGTAGTTCAACTGTAAAGTTTTGTACAGTATCAACGGTTTCATAGTTAAGTTCCATAGCACTTACGTTCTGTGGATATGCGCCTCTCAAAGTATAAGACTTAATCGTATTACCGTTTCTGTCTAAGGCATCAATAAAAGCATCAACTTGATAGTCAACAGGATTTGTTAATCCTTCGTTGTCTGTCATATTGTTGATACCATTCTGCCATCTTTCAAAAGCATCTCTTAACT